CTGGTAAGCTTGTTGAACCGTATTATGTCTGTTGAGTTTTCAGGAGTAGGATATAAGAAAATTGCAGGATTGTTTTGTTTATCTAAAAAGTATTGCGAAGGTTTAGCCTCTGTAGCTTTGTTTGGTAAATTAAAAAATTCTGATCTAGATAGCTTGTCTAATCGTATATCTGTAGTTGTTGAACCTTCTGTTCTTCTTATTGTGACATCTAGGATATCAATAACATTTGTACCTAAGCTATAACTATTTGTACCTTTGGTAACAGTTTGTGTGCCTGTTTCTATCGTCCACTCATTTAAACCTCTATTAGCCCATTCTGCTAACATAAGGTTTGCTGATCTGATAGCAGTTTTTAGATCATACCCAGTTCTGAGTTCAACACCACACCTTTCATATGCTTCTTCTATAAACTCTGTAATATTGAGTTCAAAGTTTGTGCTTCCTGATGTAGCCATTATTTTCTTCTTCTATTAACTGTTTTTTTCTTCACACCAGTATATTTTTTTTGGTCTTTTTTCATTTTTTCTAATTTTTTTGCCTGAGCAGCGTGAAGTTTACTGGCCTTTTTTAAGCCTTTAATAATTTCGTTTAAGTCTTTTGTGTAATGCATTTTTAGTCCTCATATAAATTATTAAATGTAATTGAAGGATCTAAATAGCTTTCATGACCTTCAGCAGAATGCGCCCATTGTGACGGTTTAAAGTCAGGAGCACCTTCGCCAGTCACCCATAAAGCAGGGCTTGTAGCTCTTACTCTATTGTTTGGTAAAGCAACTAAATTACCTTTCCAATTACAATCTTCTGTTATATATAATACATGAGATTGCTTATGTTGTGCAGGGTCATCTGCAATAGAGTTATTTGTGTAGTCTACGGTAAATAAATACTTAGCTTGGTAAAAACCGCCTTCTATTTTTGCTAACCAAGGTGAAGAACTGACTCTATCCATTACAACTACTGCATGATCTCTTGATTCACAGTCCCAAGGTTGAGCTAGATGATCTTCCATAGGATCAGGAAAATCTTCCATAGGTATATCTGCTACCATGCCTTGTATAGGCATTCTGGCCCACATAGCACCACCATGTATATTAGGCTCATCATTGTCTTCACAGTTAGATTCTTCACCTGTAAAAACTACTTGAAAACTTAAGGATCTGTCAGGAATAGTATTAACAGCTATGGCTAAAGCATGTATATACTCGTCGTGATATTTTTCGTGATTATGGGTAAATTCTCTTCTTACCCAGCATTTGAAATGCGGGATATTACTTATTAAATTTGGCACTATCTACTATATCTTGCTCTTCTTCTAGCTGCATTTCCGGCTTTCATGATTGAACCGCCTTTTGACTTTTTCATGATTCTTCCACCTTTAGATTTCTTCATCATCATACCGCCTTTTGACTTTTTCATCATTGAGCCACCTTTGGACTTCTTCATAATCTTTCCGCCCTTAGATTTTTTCATCATGCTACCATTTTTAGATTTTTTATAATGTCTTGGCATTTTTACTCCTTAAGTTATCTCATTGTAGTTATTTTTCTACGATTATTCATCACTTTACCACAACCTTTTGCTATAAAACCGCCTTTTTTCATTTTGACTTTTGCTTTGGGAGTATTAGCTACAACAGTTTTGCCTTTACTTCCTGCTTTTTTCTTTTTTCTTGCTGTGGATGCTCTTTGTGATTGTGAAAGACTTCTAGCTTTTGCAGCTGGTAAACATCTATCAGGATTTTTTTTATCTTTGCTGGTGCCACAAGGACCTTTTATCTTACCGTCAGTCCCTATGCGAACCCAATTTTGTTCACGCCATTGTTTTAGTTGGCCCATTATCTTCGCCTGTCAGCCATAACAGCGCCTTGACCCCTGATTGATACTAAACCGCCTCTAGCTTTCTTTACTTTTTTGCCTTTTGCTCCTTTTGCATAGTTTGGATCTTTACAATATTTAGAAGCGGCCATATTTGCATATGCGGAAGGATATGTATCAAAGGTTCTTTTTGCCCAGGCTTTACCTTTTGGACAAATTTTACCACCACTTTTTGCTTTCTTTGCCATATTTCGATTATATATCAGATTCTGGCACATATGCACCAGAGTCTATTAATTTTTTTCTATTGACCATGTGTTCTGCTTCAACATCGTCTTTACTTTGACCAAAATACTTAACGGCTAAGTTTTGAGCTACCATAGCTTGATTGACATCTAATCCATCCACTACGATACTGCCTAAAACTCTACCATACTTTCCTTTAGAATCTTTAAGTTCACTTCTTAAAACTATTTCATCACCGTCATCTATAGACTCTTGTAAAAATTTGGATGCAAGTTTACCTCTTGCTTTTTCATCTAGGTCACGAGTTCTGGATTCAGGAGTGTCAATACCGTATAGACGTACACGACATTTATGAAGGATACTAAAGCCGAGGTCGAGGACACAATCAATTGTATCCCCATCGACCACACGAGTTACCTCGCATTTATATTCGTACATTATGCCCAGATAGCACCACAGATGGTTTGCACTAATGCATCCTCACCTGAAACATCAGTAGCTGCACCACCGTCGGCTACAAACTTACCTAAATGTTTTACTTCTGTTGCAACTGTACCGTCCAAATGTGCATCTGCTCCTGTACCAGATAATTTATTTTCATAAACAACCATAACTGTAGGATGTTTTGCATTTGCTGTTGCATCTGCTGAACTATCTGCTAAAGGATAAACCTCTGCTCTTTGGACTGATTTCGTACTTGAAATTGCCATTATTTAACCTTCCTTTTTTTATTTTTTCGTTTTATTTTTTTTGCCTTAGGTTTTACTACGACATCGTCTTTGTAAACCATTTTATAGGCTTCATTCTTTGCTGTCGATTTATCATCAGCGACATATCGACCATCTTCATCACGATTTCTGACTCTTACCCAGCCAAAAAATTCTTGCACTTTTTCCCAAAAGCTCATATTAGCACCTCCAGCGCCTGCGAGCCTGCCTAATCCTTGAATTTGGATCATTTCTTGTTTTGGCAGAACTTCGTTTTAGTTGTCCCAAGGATCTTGCGCAATAAGATTTTCTTCTTTTTGCAGCCTTACTGCCAGGCTTTACTTTACCCGTCACAGCAGTTTTAAGTTTAGATCCTGGGTTTTTTCGTCGGTATGCTGCTACACCTTTCTTGGTCATACCAGCACCAGACTTAGTAGGTCGATAGTTACCACCACGACCTACTGTTCTTCTTATGTTTTTAGCCATACTCTTTTACAAGTTCTAATATTATTGAATATGTATCACCTGATGAGTGGCCAACTGTTGTAAAGAGAATATCTCCTGTTTTTCCACTACCTGCATTATTAGGTATACCTGTGAAATTGTCGTAGTATTCATCACCTGTGCTATCAGCCGGTAGTCCTGTAATCAAGACATTACTAGTAGCATCGAAAAATAAATTTACGCCCATTCCTCTTGTCGCCCAATAAATTCTTTGGATAGTTACACTCGTACAAGCATCGCCATTAGCGTTCGCTTGTAAAGCAGAAACATCAACCTTAGCAACAGCACTTTCACCTGTTCCATCAGAAACATTTGTAAATTTCATGACGGCTTTTCTTTGACCGTCTTGAATAGTTTGTGTTGTTACTGCATCAGCCATTATTTCCTACCTTATGAGTCAGCAAATGGAGTTACTAAGGTTCCTGACCCAAGCAATATTCCTTCTACCATATATTTGTTATCTGCTATTGCAACAACATTTACCACACTACCTGCTAAACCACCACTTGTGGTCCCATCTAATGTAATAACATCATTTGAAGCACCAGAAATAAATGTTTTTCCTGTTGCATTATTTACGCCAGTATACAATCCACCTACAAATTTATCTGTACCGTCTGTCTTGATATCTAAATCAGTAGCAGCTGTTTCAATTACAAATGTAAAAGAAGCTCCTAAATTATTAGCTTGGTTTGGATCACTAGAATCACTAGGAACGGTTGGTACGATTGTTGGTAAAGTAAATTTACCATCTGCATCATTACAAACAAGAACTTTGCCTGCATGAGCGTCTACTGTTAACGTTGTGTCAGCGGTTAAACTGACTACAGCATTGTTACCTGCTGCAATAAATCCAGCTAAGGACTTGATAGGTCCTGAAAACGTCGATTTTGCCATCTTTTTTGCCTCCTATTACTATCGTCTTGGCTTGTCTGCTAGGTCAGTCGATAGCAAGTAATTTATCCTAGAATTAAAGTTTAGCTTAGTAATTTTTTAAATACAAATAAAAAGGGGCCTCGAAAGGCCCCTTGAAACTTGAGATAAGTATTATGCTCCTTGAGAAGCGTCGATACATCTCCAGTTAGAGAACCCAAATGAGTATCTCTCTCTAGCTTTGTATCTCATGTTTCCTGTATCAAAATCACCTTCGAGTGATGTAGACATTGGTGTTCTAACAAAATGTTTGAAACCGTCAGGTACATCAGTCTTCACAAAGTATGCATCAGGGTCATTGAGGTAATGGTTTACCACATAACCTTCAGGTAACATACCTTGGTTATTGATTGAATTGATATCGTTATCAGAAGTACCAGTTCTACCAGGTGAGTTGAGAATTCTGTCTGCCACAAATTGTAATTGTGGTGGAACGATTAACTTAGTGCCTTGTAGGGCAATATTTAATCCTCTATCATCTGTTTGAGTTGATATTCTGATTAAATGATCTTCTAAAGAAGTTTCATTAAGATCAGCAAATGTGGCTGCTCTGTTAGCTGCAACACCACCACCTGAAAGAGGGTGTGATGTAGAAACTAACGGCTGTCCATCTCCGCCTTTGAATGAAGTTGAGAAAGCATTATTAAGAATACTTGCTGCTTTGATTTGCTTGGTGTTAGCCATACTTCTAGCTAATGCTTTAGTATATCTTGAACCTAGTCTGTCATACAGATTATCTTCTACTGCTTCTTCAGTTAACGCAAAAGCTAGAGCAACTGTTTCATGCTCATATCTTGCTGTAAACCCTTCATTAGTATTATCGAATGCCACGCCTTCGCCTTCAGGTTTGACAGGTGCATTACCAAAACCAACGATCATTACTTCTTCTTCAAAAGATCTATCAGAAGTTTCAGTCTCGAAAATTTCAGCGTGCTCATTATCATAACGAGCATACTCCATACCAAACAAAGCGTTTAAGCCTGGTTCTAATTCTTTCGCTAATTGTGCTCTATTTATAGCCATTGTTTACTCCTTATACTCCAGCTTGGACGTTGTAAGCACCTTCGTTAATTAAAACGATCATGTTTACGTTTGCGCTGCCGAGTTCGTTATTTTCTGAATCTTTAGAAACGCCTACTAATCTGTAGTTAGCTGCAGAGGTACTAGAAGAACCAGCTATTTCACATGCACTTTGGCCTGTGACAGTTGATCCAGCTGAATACGCTACATCTACATTAGATCCAATATCGCTTCTGCTTAAAGTACCAGAAGATTGAACTTCGTAAAGATTAAATGGATTGTCTTCCACAAATGCTACGATATCGCCTGTTGCTGTTTGAGCAGCAGGGAAATGGGCTGAATGCGTAACTTCTTTCGAAGTTGCATCGACGAATTTACATCCTCTAAAGATTCCTAATATTTTTGTGTCGCCAACAGCATCGGCTACGTCTATGAAACCGCCAGCTAACATTTTTACAGGATCTCCAGAAAATATGCCGTTGGTTGAACCTGATTCGATATTATACTCTGTAACCTTATTTTGGTTAACGCCAGTTAAATTACCTACCAGTTTGAAACCGAAAGCTTTATCTTGGTTTGCCATAATTATTCCTTAATTATTTTCGTTTACCGCCTCCAAACGTTACACTTGAAGTTCTCCTTGGAGACATTATTGGAGAACGAGCATCGGATTCTTTCATGAGGTCGTTGTCAACAGCTTCTTGAGCTGTTTGTGTTCTATTTTCATAGTATGCGTTACGTTCGTTTCTGGTTTCCTCTGGAATCTTAGCTAATAATAAACCACCTACAGCTACCACTCCTGCGTGCTTACCATCTTGAATACTAGGCAACTCAAAATCTCCTATTTCTTCGGACCTGACAAGTTCAAAGCCTTCTCTAGTCCTAGCCATAACATTTTTCTTATCGTCTGTATTCGCAATCTCAGCCCTGATCCATCTATAGATGTATCCTGGAGGTGCTGGTGGGGTTTCTAACATACTTGGGGGAGCCCAAGGTTTGCGTGCTGCGCCTGCATCACGATTATCGGCAGAGCGGGAGTCTCTGTTATTTTCAGGTTTTAAAAACCTTCCCTTATCATCTCTATTCATATTTGTTACCTTTTTACAAATTTTGCGTACTCATTTAAGGGTACGTTCAATTTTTTTGCCATCTGAACTTCAGAAGGCGATAATCTTACTTGCTTTTTACTTGGTTTTGCAGTTGTATCTGCTCTACCTGCTGAAGCAACTCTTTGTGTTGGTTTCTTGATTTTTTCTTCTTGAGTAAAATCGTTTGGAAACCTAGCACGGAGCCTGTTATCAACCTCAGTATAATACTCATCGCTCTTAGGATCAAATCCTTCATCTTCTACTAATTGTTTATGTATAGTAAAAGCAGCGTTTGTCATGATTTCGTCATTACCAAACCACTCATTTTTTTCTGCCCAAGCTGTTGCCTTTTCATCAGGCTGAACTACTGGAGCTGGTTGTTGAGTTTGTACTTGTGGTTGTTCAATCTCTTGGCCTTTTGTCTTCTGTTCTTCTTGGTATTCAAGTTGTGATTTAGAAGACTCAATCTTGCTTTCTTCAACAGCAATCTTTGCGATAATATCTTGTGCTTGTGCAACCTTTTCAAAATCTTGTTCTTCATGAGCAGATTTTAAAGCAGCTTTTGCTTGTGCTTTTTGGGACTTAAGTCTATTTTCTGCTTCTAACAGATAAGATTTATCTGATTGTGCACCTTTCTGTTTAAGATTCTCATTTTCTTCTTTGAGTTGTGTTGCATATGTGTAAGCTGACTCACTTGCTCTTTCTGCTTCTCTCAAACGACGTGTTAAGGTTGAT